ATACGTTATGGTTCTTCTATCACGGGTATAAGGTTGAGGTATAACATATACCAAAGGGAATCGAGGGGATTTACCCTGTTCTATTGTATCTTCTTCAATTGACCCATCGGCTAATTTGTTTTGAGTTATATAGTAAGATAATTGTTTTATATCACCGATACCGAACCCTTTAACCTGTTTGTGTCGTGTGATTAGTTCCTGTATGTCTTGTATTACTTTCTTAAAGTTCATTATTTTGTTTCTTTACTAATTCGTTATTCTTATCTTGTAAATACGATAAGTGGTTCAACGCCAATATTAAGGGTTGTTCTGTTACTTCGTTAATTTTTGTAATATCGTCTTTAGCCAATTCTGAAATCGCTGAATACCATCCCCAAAAGGAATCGAACGACTTATCTTCTTCATCGTCTTCATCATCCATCCCTTGACCTTCAGTACCAAATAGTCCGTCGTATTTCCTTGTAATATTTGACCTAAAGACAAAAAAAAACCATGCGCTCCCAAATAGTATTTAATGGGTAATTCGTTGAATACCTCAGCTCGTTCTTTACGTAGGTCTAAGTCATTCGGGTCATCACCTTCACCGATATATAACATACTCATATATTTATTTAACCCCTCTATTCTTTCTAATTCACTTCCTTTACCGAAGGTATCAAGGTCAACGTATTGACCGAAGGACATACGAGGTAAGTCAGCGAATCTATACTTCTTACCCTTGAACTCGAATGTTTCATAAAACTTTGTATCAAGGTTATTATAAAACATCATTAAGGACGAAGCTACATTATGTATTTCGTGGTATTCGACCTCTTTTAACTCATCGTCAGTAAGACCCGTAGAGGCCTTGATTAGATTGAGTTGTATTTCCGTTTCATCTACAACGTCTTTTGTCGTATATAATAACTTCCATACAGATATAGTTGGTTCGTTTATTTCAATTTTACGATTGTCGTATGTTATTACTCTTTTCATACCCATAAATATATATTTTTAATTTCTTAACTTTAATAGACGTAATAAGACCCTTTCGTCTTCTTTGACTTAAGTGTGTTATAACCAATAGCTAAACTCATAATAGTATCGTCGTGTCCTCCCTCCATAGCCCCATAACTAACTCTACGTGTTTTTGGAGAATATGTAAACGTGAATATCTTCAATTCGTTAGATAAAGGGGGGAATAATTCTTCAGTAGGAATTAAGACTTGAGATTCGTTGAAGGCATAGATAAGGTCTTCTATAATATTCTGTTTCGACGCTGAGGTTGTAACGAATGGATGAACGTCGTTATACTTCTTCTTAATCTGTTCGTATAGGACATCACCCATACTATTAACCTCAACCTGACACGTAGCCCTATATTCGTTTAGATACCTAATACAATTATTAATAATTTCAGACCAAGGTTTGTGTCTATCACGATATATAAAACATACACGACCTAAGTCATCGAGTATAGTTAATACAGTGTAGTCATTTTGACGACCGAAGTCGATACCGGCATAATACTTACGTTCAGGGTTAACGGGTATCCATTCAGGTATAGATTGATGACGTTCGATATCCGCAAATACCTCACCTCCGTTATCTATAAACTCACCTAAGATTTCTTGCTTGAATATATCTTCAGGTAAAGCCCGTTTAGCTTCTTCGACCTCTGATTTATCAATAAACGGAGTATCGTAGGACGTTCCTCTTAGAGATATGTAATTCTTTTGGTCGATATCTATACCTCGAAGGTGTAGTTCGAATAAGAAGTTCTTACCCTTCGGAGTTGAAATAAATAAAACCTTCTTACCTTTTACCAGTATAGTAGGTTTTAGAATCATATTCCATACGTTATCTTTTATAAACGCAGCTTCATCTATTACCAAATAGTCTAAGGTAAAACCCCTTAAGTTATCGTATCGTTCAGCGGACTTAAAGTGTATAACCGAACCATTAACGAAGGTAAGGGATAAGTTCCCTTTATTGTAAGATTGGAATACAGGGGTGTCTTGTATTGCTTTTAATAGTTCCTCGAATACCTTATTAGCTTGAGCATATACAGGACTAACCCACATACAATTCGCTTGGTTATTGGTTAGAGCCCATTTTAATAATAGATTCTCAGCCAAGATGGTCTTACCCCATTGTCGACCCGTTGTTAACGTAATATACTTACAATCATCAGATTCGATGAGGTCTATTTTCTTCCTTTGGTCAGGGTGTGGTTTAAAACCTTTAACTTTCATCTCCGAACTTAAACTCTATTGTTGCGTTTTGGTTTATATCAATCTTTTCAGGTTCATTTAACCCCTGTAGTTTAGCGATATCGTTTAAAGCCTGACGAGCGGTGTTGAGGTCATCGTTCTCTAAAGCGGTATCGTGGATTAACCAATACTTATCTAAGTGTTTATTTATTAACTTCTCCCTGTCTAATGAGAATCTTTGTCTTATATCTTTCCAACATTTCTTCCAATAAGATTCACCTGAAGGTCGAGATAAGTTATAGTTAGTCATACACCAATACACGAAGTCTTTATGACTTAAGTGTTCGGCTAATATCTTCTTCGTTGCTTCCTTACGAAATAGTAAGGATTCCGCAGCGGTCATTTTACCTTTCGTTGGTCTTCCTTTTGGTCTACCCCTTGGTCTTTTTTTCTTGTCGCTCATATTCCTGTAGTAAGTTCTTTTTCACAACGTTAAAACAAGTTCCGCAATTCATATTGAATTGTTTGTTCTTATAATATATTTGGTTGTGTAGTTTATATAACTCTGATTTGTCTTCTTCCGTTATGTGTATGGTATTATTGATGAGACTCACTGAAGCCTCAAGGTCTGACATATTATATGGATTCAGTACCAATTCTTTCTTCTTTTTATTTTTACAATTACATCCCATTAGTATCCTCTTTTTTTACCCTTCGTCTTTAAGTAATACGTAATAGCTGATACATTACCTTCTTGTATCTGTTTCATTAGTTGTTGCTCTACGTAATCTAACGACGATTCTGTTATTTGTTGTAAGCGTTCATTAAAAAATATATTTTCCGTCCAACCTTCATACGTAGTTCGGTCGATACCCAATTGTTGAATTGCAACCGATACATTACCTAAGGACTTTGTTAATATATCTAAAAAGTTTATTTGTTCTTCGTTTAACATATCTTATTTCTTTATTTTCTTCATTTCGAATGACCCCGTAATACGATTCATACTATGAGTATTATTGCTATGGTTTATATTCTGTGACTTCTTATTCGTCATATTACGACCCGAACCCTTCTTCCTTGAATAATCTATACACCTCCAAATATCAGATTTCTTAAGTGCGTTAATTAAAGATGGTGCAGAAGTCGTAATACGATATCTAAACGTTTGGTCTAAATAGAAATTACCGATGAAGTTTAATAAACGTATACCGATACCTACACCTTGGAAATCGGGTAATATTACTAATCTATGTACACGCTTAACCTTCTTAACCTTCGGGTGAGGGAATGGTAATATACTTATAAAACCAGCTAATTGGTTGTTAACGTATGCAACGTAAGTATGAGCCGCTTTATTATGTGAATGACTTAAATAATGGTGTTTAGCAAACACCTTCCAAATTGACTTATCTTTTGTTTCGAATATCTCGAATCTGAGGTCAGGTCGCTTTTTTTTTTATTATCGAGAACAGTAAAGGTCATCGAATCAGTATTAAATATCCAATCGGGTAATAACCAATCTTCTACGTCGAAGTGGCATGTTACTGCAATAAACTTCTTATCGGTCTTTCTAACCGCTTTCTGTATAGCATAACTACCAATCTGTGCTACATTTCTGTCAACGACTGAAGTAAACTCATCGAATACAGTTAGTTCGTTATCACGTAATAACGCATTTGCTAAGTCGACCCTCATCTTTTGTCCATTCGATAATGCATCGTAAGGTTTCAACCAACTTGGAGGTGAGGAAAATCCAACGGAATTAAAAGTCCTTGTTATTTCGTCTACACTCTTTCCTTCCGGCATATCGTCAAGTATCGAGTTCTTACTATAATCGAAATCCGTAATATACGATTCAGGGAATAATTCTTTTGCTATAGTCGTTTTACCTGTCCCTGATGAACCTACGATAAGTCCAACCTGCCAATCTGTAGGAAGGTCTATATTACCTGTAAATTGTTCGACGATATGTTCACTTGGTAAGTCAAACTTACCTAATATAGAAGCGACCCTAAAGGTCTTCTTCGGTCTTGATTCTCTTATAATGTTAAAATCCGGCATTCGTATCCTTCGTTAATTAGTTTATTGTATAATTTCTCTTGTTCTTCTTCGTCTTCTAATACGGCCTCAACCCTATATGTTGTTTCAATCGTATCTGAAATATCACGTTCGTCTTCAACTTCCTTAAGGTCTAGTTCGGGTATTTCTAAACCCCATTCGAATAATAGTTCGGTATCGAAGTCCGCTTCAATAATATCCCAATCCCAATCACCGAAGCCAACGTTATCTTTAATAATAAACTCTTGTTTTTGGTCTTCGGTTAGATTATCGACTTTTATATAAGGTATTTTTTGTATACCGATTTCTTTACACGCTTTAAGACGCATATTACCCCCTAATACGACCATATCGTTATCGACGATTACAGGTCTTAATTCAAGCATCTTTGGAAACTCCTCGATACTTTTAATTAACTTGTTTAAGTTCGTCTTACTAATATGTCGTGGGTTATTAGGATTTTCTTTCAAGTCCTCAAGACCTGCATATTGTATATTCTCCATATTTATAATTTAATTTAATTCTTTGTATTATCTATTAGTTTTAAAAAGGTAATCAGTACCAACGCTAATAAGATTTCTTCGATTCCCATTTCTCGTTGAGGTATTTTTTAATTTCTCTTATGTGTCGTCCACAGGTATTCATCGGTATTGTAGTTTGTTTGGCTATTTCTGTTATGGATTGTATTTCCATCCACATAAGGAATAAGTCCCTCTTATACCAATGGAGTTGATTTAACTCTTCACGTATCCACTCTATAGATGGATTGGATTCTTCGTATACCTCATCTTGATTGTCGTATATCTCCCAATTGAAGTCTTTATATTCGTTGTTGTTGTTAACCTTCCTTCTATGTTTGTATTCGTAAGGTGATGTTTTACTAAACCAATTATTCTTTAATACTTTAACTATATAATATTTCTTTTGCTTATCAGGGATAATATCAAGGGGCTTTTGGTCTTTCTCTAATAGTTGTAGTATACAGAATTGGAATAAGTCCTCGTAATCGTCTCCCTTTGTAATATTCTTCGATATTTTTAATAACTCGACCCCGTTCTTATTGATATAATCTCTAAAAGTCATATTTAATATAATAGCCTCATCTTTAGTTTATTGGTTTAATTTATATTTCTATAATAATAAATAGTCAATTATACCGCATAATCAAGGTTTTTTTTTAGCCTTTACGTTTTTTACCTTTATATTTATATAAAAGGTCTTCTCCACCATTTATACCAGTAACTTTACGGAGGTGAATAAGGAACTCTTCAACTTCTTTTGAGTCTTTATTCTTTTCATACCATACAGAGAAATTACGTATATGGTTTCTATCATATGAAAATACCTTCTTCACTATTGTTCTCTGTATTCCACCCATTTGTC